GGTTTCCCCAGTGATCAGCAATATTATAAACCTCAAAGAGACTTCTCTCTTGATTCAAGAAGTCTTGTGTAGTCTTATTCCACTGTGCCATTAATCACTCCAAGTCAGTCTTTCAGGTTGATAACGCTGTGTGTTTTTGATTCTTGAGGTGTTCTGTTGGCCTGGATAGATGTTCTGAACCATTGCACCAGGATACTCACCTTGAATCTGTTCGGCCAGTTCTGGTTTAGAGGGCATTTGGCCTTCTAACTCCAGTCTGTAGATTTTTCCTTCCCAGACAATATCTGCAAAGTAAGACTCTTGTGCAGCCTCTGGTTGAGAACCCCCTACGTTGAGGGTTCCATTGAAATCACCGTTGATGGTGATACTTTCGGATAGAAATTGATTGAAGGATTTCATATCAGCAGTTCCAAGCGCGGAGGGACTTATTGATTCTGCTATCGGGATCGTTAGCAGTTTTGGCCGAAGTCAGTTTCTTCTTCATGCCTTTCATTCTTGCACAGAATGATGCCCGTCTGGGATTTCCAACTTTCTTTGAGGGAGCTTTAAGATCGCTTCCAGGGTTTTCTCTCTCATAAGATTTGCGTCCCTTCTCGTTAAGTCCGCCCGAATCTGACTTACCCGATTTCTTAGTCCATGCTGCTCCTTCATCGATTTCAGTTTCCTCTTTCTTAACACAGTTTGGATATCTCTTTCCAAACATGGTTTTCATACCTTTCTTCTCGTAACCCTTCCAGCACTTCTCAAAGAGAGTGTTGTAATATTCATCATTCAGTTCATAAGAGAAATCTTCTTTCTTGGAGTTACCCCAGTTAGAGGCACCAACCTTACGACACTTAACCAGAGCACCAGATGCATACGCAGAAGGCCATACAGAGTAACGAGACTTGACCTTGTGATAACAAGCGTCTTTAGTTCCACTACCTTTACCTTTCTTATCCTTGGCCTCAACCATGGCCTCAATGTCATACGTTGACAGATCAACTTGGGGTTCTTCTCTCTTCATTGGTTCTGGTTTTATAAGGTCTTGAATAACTGCAAATGGTTCACCGTATGCATCGGTGAGTTCAAGTTCTTCTTTTTTTGTTTTCTTTCGGTCAGTCTTCACCATAGTTGGTGCAGCCGCACCAGATTTTCTTTGTTGGCCAGGATCTTCACGTCTCTTTGCAGCTGCAGCAGCACGTCTTTCTTTCTTAGACATACTAGCTCTCTTTGCAGAAGAGACACACTTAGGAATACCCTCACCAGGTTTGTCACTTGCACAGGAGTCACCTGTTACAACATTGACCCAACCTTTCTTACCATCTTTTGATTTGGACTTACCAAACCAATCACGAAGTCCCTCTTCAGATATAACCCCTTCTTTCGTGACACGAATTGTTGGTTTTGTGGGATCTGTGGTTGCAGGAACGACTCTAGTTACTACAGCGTTTGGATAAACACCTTGAACCTGTTTCTGAACATCTTCTTTCCTGGGAATAGTAGATCCAGGAAAAAACATCTGTAAACTATAGTGTTGGCCTCTCCAAATCACATCAACGTGGATGGTTTGGCCAACCTCAACATAACGTTCAATTTTTTCAGCAAGGCTCGCCATCGTATCTACGCAGACACTTTTTATTATTTAGAAGTTCTATAACCTAAATATTTCTGACATAGGAGTGATATTCATGAAGAAATTAATTCCTCTTATTATGCTACTGATGACCGCAGGTGCAGCGAATGCTGGCGGACTCGTTACCAAACATGCTACCAGTGTTCAACTAACTGTTGATGCTGCTCGCACTACCGCCACGAGAGTAGGAAATTCCTACGCAATCTCTGGTACTAATGTAGGGACCTCGGACGGAACCACTGCTGGAATGATTTCTAGTGGGACTATTACTAGTGGAGTATATTCTCCTGGTACTATTACAGCAAACCAACTAAATGCTACTGACGGAGAAGCATTCTCTTTCAGCACTTCATTTACTCAAGGTGACGCTCTAAGTACATCTGCTCCTACCGTAGGTGAAGTTAGCAACTTCTCCAGTCAGAATTCTTATACTGCTGGTACTGCTGGTAATTTGGCAGGTACTATCGGACAAGATGGTGCTATCGCTGTGACCGCAGGTGGAGCAGGTACAAGTGCTACAGGACAATTCGTCTCCGAAATTACTGTTATCGACTGATGACTAAATTACAAGAAGCAATCGGTCTCGGATTGGTTCTTGGTGTAATTCACGGACTACTTCAACCAGCATACTCAGTACCAGTAGTCCCAAATTTCACGCAAGGCTCAATGACGAGCCACACGGAAACCACATCTAAGGTGACCGAGACTATAAATTCGATGGACTACAATACTGGATATCAATATTCAGCAACAGGTAGTGGTGTAGAACCTACAAGTGGAACTTTAAGTCCCACTAGAGGGAATATTAATGTAACTATTAACGGTGTGACATCATCATGGACAGGCGTAACAGCAACTCCAACGTACAAACAAACAACTCCAGGCGCGGCCTTTCAGTTTACAGAGACGTATTCAGGTCCTGGGCTAAGCAATCACACGATTATACAGAGAACGACCGAGGTTACAAGCGTAACCGACACTACAAGTATATTCCAGCAATAATCGCATTATTCTTTGTTACTCCTTCCTATGCTGAAACCGTTGGTGGTGTGTCTGCTACTGCTGCTCCTGTTGCTAATAGTTCAGGTTCCGTTACAAACCAAGCTATACAAGTCCTTCAGGGACCTTACATTACAAACACATACGGCGGAGGAATTCAGTGCCAGGGTCCCACCCTTAACATTACGCCTTTCGTAACTGGTTCTGCATCAGGACAGAAACCATTTGAGGATTATTATGACACTCCTGTGTATGATATGCGCGATCTAGACGATGATGGCGCACCAGATAATCCTGGCTCAATTCTATGGATGCAACCAACTAGAACTGGCCAAAAAGATAGTTACAACCTTTCAGTTGGTGTTAGTGCAACTTGGAGTATTCCACAAGATAAAAAGTTACAAGATCAATGTAAAAAAGCAGCAGCAACTCAGATTGCACTACAACAACAGTTGACTGCAAACAAACGCCTTGATTTTGAAATTGCAAGACTTAAGAATTGTGGCAATTTGTTAAAGGAAGGCATTCGTTTCCATCCCAAGAGTCCATACTATTCTATTTGTGCAGATGTGGTTGTTGATAATGTGAACTATATCAAACCACATGCACATACTATTCCTTCCCCTTCAACTTCCGAATCGCGTGTGAGCGAATCCGCTGCTGATCTCGGCGCTCCTTTACGGACTCAATCTTTACCTTCTTCCCCCTGATAGAGGCAATCTTTTTAATAACTTTCTTGACCGTTGGTTTGATTACTTTCAATAGTAAATCGGCCAACGGTTTTGCTAACAGTGCTGAGGTAGTAGCAACGACAGCGATCGATGCGGTAGTGGTAACTGTACCCAGCGGTGGTAGATACTCCTCAGTCCAAGGGATTTCTGGTTCTGGTTCTGGTTGTTCTTCTACAATCGCAGTGGCAGGTGCGGCAGTTTTAGGAATCTCTGGAGGTTTTACTTCTGGAGTCGGTGGTGTAGGTACTTTGGGGACTTGTGCTGGTCGAGTAATTGTTAAATTTTCAGGTGTGTAATCTATAGGATTATATGATGGAAGATTACCGTCACAAAATACTCTTGCGCCTTGAGAGTCATCTTCTACTAACTTATCATTCTTTCCTTTTTTATTGTCTATGTGAGCCTCAACACACCCAGGAATGTCAATAATGGGAACTCCCACCTGTTGAGTTACTGGAACAACAGGTGGGATTGCTCGTGGAGGTGTAGTCATCCAGTTTGGAATACTTACATCACGAATTTCCACATTTCTAATACCAATATCACGAATATCTGCCATTAAGGAAGTCTCATTCCAGGAACAGAACCACCTTTACCTTCACCGACTGGAACAGCACCACCAGTGACACCAGGCAGTTCAGGCATTGCTGCATCTAACATTCCAGGAAGTGCTCCCGCAATAGCTTCCGTAGCAGCAGTTGTAACCTTTTCTTTTACATTTTCAATTAGTGCATCTTTGTTGAGATAAACATAAGCACCACCACCGATGATACCTGCTACACCAACAAATGATACTACCGCAAGTGCATTAATTAACTTTTGCATTGTTTTCCTCCTTTTTACCGATAGGCGGGGCTTTCTTTGGAGCACTACCATTTTTAGCGGGGCTCAGTCCAAATGCGGCCAAAGAGCCACTAAAAACTGAAGCAATAAACGTTGGGTCAAAGTCTAAGATTTTTTGACCATTTGGCAAACGAACGTAACTAAATGTTAACAGAGACGCAGACCAAATAAGAACGACTACTTTTACTAAATTACCAAGAACTTCACTTTTATCTTCATCCTGTTCCTTTTCAATTTCAGGTTTAGAATCAGCCATCTAGTTTTCCTTTTTTAAGAAGTTTTTGCAACTCAGCAGTTGACCCTACGAATAGTGCATTGGTTACATTGTTAGGACCTTTTTCTTTAGGTTCCTCAATGTCTCTTAATTTTTTCTGTAGGTCTAATAATTTATCAGTGGCATCAGCCACACTCTTAATTATCTGACCAGTAACTTCATAGGCCCTGGCAGATCCAGTTTCTTGTGAGATTTCCATGATCCCATCAATGGCCTCTTGACCTTTCTCGATGAGTGAATAAAGTTGACCACGAGTATATTCGTAGTCTCTCTTTATGTCTGTTTTTTCTTCTCTTGAATTTTTAACGACTTCGACATCGCGGCTAACAGGGGTAATCTCATCACATCCATCTGACGTTGTAATCTCAAGAGCATCCCCGATTGAATCGTTCGACATTGTTCTTCCTCACTATTAAACATCAGTACCCTGCGATGGGGAATAGGTCTTGTAGTCTTGATAGACAGACGTTAGTTCGTTGAAACCAAAGTCATCACCATCAAGAATCAGTGCATCATCACCAGTCAGAGGCAGATCAGGTGTTCTAGTTCCACTGATGATGTCAACAGAGGTATCCTTAAGATGTGAAGTAATCACTGTATCATCAACACCACGATAAACAATCATGGTCTTTTCAGGAACAGCAATCTCTCTGATTTGCATGTTCTCTTTGCCGATTCTGATATAGTCATCAACAGAGAATCCAAGAACTGTATTGACTTTGATGATTGTTTCTTTTGTATCGACTTCGGTAGTAAGAACTGCGGTATCGTCGTTGTCGTAATCTTTGAGTGCTCTTGGAGTTGCACGATAACGAACCTCTCTCTTGGCACGTTCTCTGTCGGTATCCAACATGTAATCGACTTGAACCTTTTTGATAAGGCCTTCTGGAGTATCTGCGATAGCTCCAAACAGATAAGTCTTTGCGGTAAATGTGATTGTCGTGATCATCGCACGACGAGTATCAAAACTTCCTTCATAATCATCGGACATGTTGATTGTCTCGATGACGATTGGAATGTCTCTTTTCTCACCAATAGAATCAACCAAGTTAATTGTTATATTCAGTGCGGGTTGAAAATAAGGAAGAATTTGCTCCATGATCTGAAGCATATCATCATTAGTTTTCGTTGCGATACTTAGTTGAAACGAAACATTATAAGGAACAGGCATGAAGACCTTTTTAGATTCAGTGATCTTCGCACCAGTATTCGTTCTAAAAGTCTGAGTAACAGAAGCTTTTCTGACTGGATCATAGGAGATACCAGTCATTTCAAAAGAAAGTCTTGGTAAAGTGATTGCTGGTCTACCAGCCAAATCTCTTTGTTGTTCAACCTTTGCCAAAAACTTTTGCATTGGCCCGTAAGCCAATGGAACTTTCAAACGACTCTCTTCGTTACCCGCATCACTTTTGTGTCGGATCTCGATGTTATTGAAAAGAGTACCGAAACCAATTACGGTTCTTCTCAGGATTTGATGATAGAAATAAGATCCTAACATGACAATTTTTTAACTATTTAGAATGTACCGAATGGATTTGTCTCGGTGAAGTCAATAATATCCTCTCCTTCATCTTCAAATTCGATACTTGCATTGTAATCATCATCAGCATCTTCATAAACTATAGAGTTAAGGATGTAACTTCCTGTGGTAGCTACACCGTCTAAAGTGGTTGCAGAACCCACAATAGTTTCACCATCTCTGAAGTCTCCAGCGACTCTGTAAACTTTAAGAACCTTGGTTACTTCATTCCAATCCTTAACACGAGCAGTGGCCAATCCAGTTTGACCAGTAATAATCTCATTACCAATAAATGTACCCGTGTTAACTCCGACGAATGGAGAAGCGAATGTAGCCGTTGGAACTCTAGTGTAACCAGCACCAACATAATCAATGTTTGTGCCAGTAACAATACCCGCAACGTTTACGAACGCACTTACAAGTGCAGTTCCAATACCACCAGTTAAGGTAATTGCAGGAGCACTGGTATATCCAGTGCCAGGATTTGTAACTGTTACACCTGTGATAATACCCGTTGTCGTATTGATGAATGCGGTTGCAGTTGCGGTTGTTCCTGCGGCAGGTGATGCAATGGTGAGAGTTGGTGCAACGGTATAGGCTGCACCAGGATTAGTGATGGAAATGGAGGTTACAGTTGTACCAACACCAACACTTGCAGTCAGAATACCAGCTCTGAATCCAGATGGATCACTGATAGTAATTACTGGGGCTGCGGTATACCCAAGACCTACATCGGTCAATGTAAGGGTTGTAATCTGTCCTAGACCCGTTACAGAGTTGAAACCAACGTTCGCTGTAGCCCTTCTTGTTCCAAATGGACTTGTAAGATTGACTGTTGGTGGTATTGTGTAACCAAATCCAGCATTAGTAAATCTAATTGTACCAACTGTTCCAGCAGCCGAGACCTGAGCCTCAGCAGTCGCATTTGCTGTTCCGAGACCTGCGGGTGAAGTACTAATAGCAACAGTTACAGTAGAATTTGGCCTATAACCAATTCCTCCAGTATAACTATCAATCTTAACTGCGCCTACCGCAGCGATTTCTGTTCTAGCCTTGGCAAATCCATCGCCAACGAAAGTAATTGTAGGAGCAACAGTATATCCAAATCCAGGATTCAGAATCTGAACTTCCTGAATCGAGAAAGTTGTTCGACCAGCACCAATCGTTGTGATTGCAACAGCACTAGCGTCTGCAAATGGCAGAGTACTTGGGGAAGACGAAATTGCAACCGTAGGTCTACTGGAGAATCCATAACCATCGTCAATCATAATGACATCAATTACAGATCCTGTAGCAATACCCGCAATCGCTGTTGCAGTTACTCCAATTCCTGCAAGATTTAGAGTGACAACATAACCGATATCGGCCGCATTGTCATCAATATCCATAATTTCAGTATCAAAGACTTCATCTTCATATTCAAAGAGTTCACATCTTAGTTCGTATGTGTAAAGAGAACCTAACTGATAGAAAGGACTTTCATGTTCTACAAACTTAATTTCAAAAAGACTATCCGATAATGCAAAATAGATCAGGTCGCCTTCCATGGGACGCATACCAAGATCTTTATCACCTTTCATTCTAAGATCTTCAGTATCATCAACCGTACTGATGATTTGCATGATGTAATCTTCAAATCTCTCTCTAGAGACAATGAAAGTGGCATCATCAGTGACTCTGATGCCAAATTTGGTCATCAGATCACCAGATCCTTGAAAACCATCTACATTTGCAATATAAGCTTCAAGTGCATACGCATCATCAAATCTCGAAATAATATTCTCTCGCATGATTTTGTCGTTTCCGACATACTTGCGAGGTAGATAATAAATTTCTTGGCCATACATCCTAAGATGTTCGTTGACCAAATCCTGTACCAGTCTCTGTTCACTGGCAACTTCTTGTCTGAAAAACGGATTTAGAGGTGTCATATTAGCCGATCATATCAAGGGGAGGAAGTTCATAGTCATATGTCATTCTCTGTTGCAGTTCTGCAAGTTCTCTCAACGCATCATCATACAATTGTCTGCCATTCAGAGTCAGTCCACCAGGCAATTGAACACCTTGGAACTTCATAAGGTTTTGACCCCACTGACGTTTAATCAGTGAAGTAAGATATCTCTTTAAGAAACTGTCATTGTAAACATCAGAATTACTTGTAGGATCAAGAATTCTATAACAATCGATGACAAGGTAGTCTCCTGCAGTTTGAGACTTCCAGTCCATATCGATATAAAGTCTGTTGCCCCGTTTGTTATATCGTACTTTTTTATCGGGACTGATTAGGAATTGAATAGTTTCGAGATAAGACTTGACCATTGTATAGTTCAGGAGTTCAACTGAACTAAAGTTATAAACATCGTTCAGGAAAATCTGATAGGAGATACTGAACATGTTTTGAGAGATGGTATTATCATCGAATCTGAAAATACCCTGAACTCCAATTACATGATCTGGAATTTCAATATAATTTCTTTGTTCTGTAAATTCTGTTTTTGTTGTAATGAAGTGAGTTGAACCAACACCAACAGACGTAAATGTTACTGCTACTCCACTGTTGGCATTGCCAAGAGAGGTAGCCAACCTAATCTGATTGCGGTTATCTGCAATAGCATAGAGCGTAGTACTATCAGTGCCAATTCCCAAAAATGACGTTGTGCCAACACCAGTAACGCTTGTTGTTGCGATACCAATTGATGTTTGGCCTGTGGGACCAAAGCTGTATTGAACTTCGGTTCCTGTGGCAAGTCCATGGTTGGGAAGTGTGATATTGTCTGCGGTTGTACTAACGCCACTTACAGCGAAAGTTTGCGAAGAAATACCAACAGTTCCAACTTGTTCAGACCTTGCCGCATCAATTTCCCATTGTTGGACTTTGTGTTTGAGGAACATCCTCTCCACACCGTCCATATGGCGTTCCTGGAAGTATTGTAGTGCGTCATCTACAAGATCATCAATTTGATCTTCATCGACGTTTACTTCCAGGACTGGTTCTCCCAGCTGTCTAAGACAGTAATCTATTAGTTCTTGTCTAGTGCTAGGCTTCGCCATGGATATAATACTAGCTTCAGGCTATTTATTAGTATGAACCGCAGTCGATTACGTCTGTCCATACGGGTACGTCATCTACACCATCACCAAGAGAAGTAAGTACATATGTAGATGTTGAAATACCTGCACTTGGAGCAGATGTAAATCCAATCTCACCGTTGGTTCCTGCATATCCAACACCATTCAGTCCAGGAACTGTGGAACTAAACAGAGTAGAAAGTGTTGTAATACCTGTTACTTGGAGACTTGTGATAGTTCCACTTAACAGAGTAAGTTGAGAACCATGTGCAGTTGCACCAAATCCAAGTTCTTCAAAGTAACCAGTTGTAGATACGGCAGCACCAATTACAGTACCATCGATGTTACCATCGTTGATATCTGAGAATGCAATAGTACCAACACCTGCGACATTTAAATCGTCAAGATCTGCACCACCATCTACATAAAGATTTCTCCACTGTACGGAGTCACTACCAAGATCATATGTATTATTACTGAATGGCAACCAAGATTGATTTACTTGGAATGCACCAACACCCTGACCCCAGGTAATCTCATAGTCACTAGTACCCTTGATGGAAATACCACCACCATCGGCCGTTGAATCATTTGGACTATCAGTATATGCAAGATCAATCTTCTTATCTTGGATCTGAGTGATCGTAGAATCAAGATAAGTAATACCACCCTGAACAGTCAGACTACCAGCAATACTTACTGGACCTGTAACAGTCAGAGAAGTACCAACGATAACCTCATCAGGCAATCCAATCGTGATGGTGTTACCAACAGCGATTGTGTCAACTTCGTTAGCGGTTCCAAGGATGTTGAAGGTCTCAGATCTAAGACCAACACTACCATTTCCACTGTCACCAATGAATGCCAGTCTCTCATCATTATCAACAAACTCGATGGATCCTGCACCATCGGTCATCATGATCTGACCGTTAGTTCCATCGGCCAGAGGCATTCTATATGCGTTTGTACCAACACCTAAGTTGGCAGTTTCAATATTACCAGTGGTGTATGTAAGTGTTGTACCAGAAATCGTGGTTACAATTCCTGTAGGAACAGTGATTGTTCCACCAACAGATAAATTACCGTCTAGTACCAGTAGATTTGGTGATCCAGGGATGAACTGAATGGAAGGACTAACTGTAAGTCTAGGCTTTCCAAGTTCACCAGCAGTATCGGGTTGTGTTAATACAATACCGTTAGTTGATAGTCCACTAAGGACTAAAGAATCTACCTTTGCATAACCATCATTGAGGATATATCCTGTAGAACCACCAATACTTACAGAACCAGCAACAGAAACCTGACTTCCAAAAGTAGAAATACCAGTGAAAGTAGTAACACCACTTACTCTTAAGTCTTCATCAATGTAGAGTCTGGTAAAAGTATTGATACCAGTGAAACTAACCGTGGCACTGTTACTTAAATCAGAACCAGTTAATCTAGAATAAGTTACTGCATTCTGGAAATCAAATAGACCCGTTACTGTGGTGTCGCCATTGATTTGAAGGTCACCAAAAGTAGATACACCAACAACACTCCAGTGATTAACAGTGCCTGCAGCACCTGTAATTACTGCTGAGTTGGAATTTATCTGTCCTGGTTGGTGATTAAGAAGTTCGGTGTAATACTCACCACCAACCTCTACAGGGTTCTGTGCAGCGTTTCCTACAAATAATCTACCCGCTTTGTTTAGATAAGTGCCTTGGGTAGCTTGTTGAAGTGTTACTGCAATCTCTCCATAGACGAGAGAAGTTGGCGCTAAGGCTCCTAGGGAACGTTTAAGACGAATAGTAGGCATTAGAACGTGCCTCCATCAATCTCAAAATTATCTGGGAGGGTAGATTGTGATGTCCACTTTCCAGTGAGTGACTTATAAACGGCAAGATAGCCGTCACCTAAGTTGCTCACATCAGTGTCCGTAAGGGATCTAAAAGTACCACCAGCCTCCGCACGAGACGTAGCGGCCACTTTAATTGCGTTTACACCTCCACCTCTAAAACGTGAAGATCCTGCCATTACTGTTAACTCCTAGTAGCGCTTTCTCTCACAAGGACCTGACCTTCTACGACCCTAAACTTTTCTTGATTAGGATCTGTCAATAAAACATCATAAACGTAACGACCAGGTTTAATATCTCTAGTTTGTGAATCAGTCATTGCCAATTTAATTTGTCCAGATCCACGATCAGTAAAACTGAAAGTGAAAGTATAGGACTTCTTACTACCTGCGTATTTTCTCATTTGAGATGCGCCAGAGTAGTTCTCTAAGTTTAGAGGTTGACCATTAGTGGCAGTAAGGTCAAAGGTCTGTTGAAAATCAGTACCTTGTTCAATGCCCAGATTAACAACGTAGATTGACATATCAGAACATTGAGTACTTTATCTAGATGTATTTATATTTTGAAGCAACTGGTTTACTAGATCTTTGAGTTCTTTGATTTCACCCTCAAGGTTTTCAATCTTTTTCTTCTCATTCAATTTTTGATTTCTCAATGCAATATAGTTTTGATATCCAGTAGTGTCTCGGTTAACGATTGCACCACTGGACATATCTCTAACTAATCCATCATGTCCTTCAACTTTTTTAAAATCCATTATGCAAATGCGATTCCTCGGAGGTCTCTGATTTTGGGCACCTTGGCCTGATCAGTACTGGTCATGATAATCTTAATTTGGAATCCAGTGAAGTTCTTAAGATCTTTAGCAGTGTACTGATAGTCTCTGAAATCATCAGCTTCCTTGGCGAGAGGAACTTTCTTATCAGGTAAACCATTGTTATCGCGAGGATCTTTAACCCTATCACCAAAACCGTCACCCGTCGTATCGGTTAAGTTTGCGAAACCAGGGAAGAGTTCGTAAGGTTGCTCTTCGTCAATGGTGTCTGGTCTAAACAACTTATAAAGTACGCGGAAATCAGAACCAGGTGGTTGATGACCAGCAAGTTTGACTTGCAGGAAGGATGCAGGATTCTCAAGGTCAACTCTCTTAGAGATGTAAACGGCCTGGTTTGGATCTCTATCACTCTTGTCAGTTACACGATTATCATCAACATAATTTGTAACTGGACGGTTAACTCTATTCGTTGTTGTAACGACGGAGATTCTATCAGTATCAATTACAGGAGAAACATTTGTATCTTCTGTCCTCAGAACCAATTCCATAGTCAAAGACTTAGAACCAGGCAAACTGGTGAGATTCTGATCTTCATTTACCTTAGAGGCAATTAGTCTTGGAGTATCAAAATAGGTAGTTCCATTGATTTCAACATCTTGGAATCCTTGATCAAGGAAAGAAACTTCAGTACCATCAACACTAGTAGCAGAAACTGTTCTAACTCTAGCATCGAGAGTAGTATCTCTTGGAGACATATACTCAATGTTTGGAGTGATAGCTTCAAACTGAGTGTTCTGTGTGGCCTTGACTTTTGCACCACCAGTTAATCCCGATTCTGCAATTCTCAGTTCGGGGAAACTATTCGTACCATCTCTAACAGTACCAATACCAGTAGATGTGGTATCAATCTTGATGTGGTAGTAATCTAAGTCATTACGAACATTATTAGAGACTTGTGCAAGTCTGTGTGTAGTGTTAATTCTTCTCAGAGATATACCATACGCTTCATACTTTCTAACCTTGTCACCAACATCATGTTGTTCTGCAACTGTATTGTCAATACCTCGGGTAATACCAGTAAGTCTTTGAGGAGTGGTTCCAGGGTTTGTACCTGTGTAAGAGAGGATTTCTCTACCAATCTTCACATAACCTGGGTTAGTCGTAGAAACACCAACATTCTCAAAACTTGCAAATAGTCCGACAGAACCAACTTTCAAGTCAGATGTAGATCCAGATGTATAAGTCTCAGAAACACTAGTGGTAGAAGTAACTCCAACTGCACCCTCAATGATTACTCTATTGTTGCTGGCGTGCATACCATGGTTTCTATGTTTTACCTTCACATGAAGGCCATCTCTTTCTGGTCCTGTGTTAGAAACAGTAGTAGGTTGAGAACCAGGTAATGTAGAAGCAACACCAACGGCATTGATAGTCATCAGTTCTGCACTGGTTGTGAATTCACCCTGAACTTTTTCAAGAATGAATGCATTGGTTGCAGAGATAATACCAACATTGAATCTGAGATTCTTTCCAGTATTACCAAGATCGCATCCAACTACATCACCAACTGCGTATCCATTACCACCATTGGTGACAGTTACAACACCTACCGTACCACTATTGATAGAGATGTTTGCAGTTGCTCCACTTCCATCGCCTGTAATGGTTGTCAGTGCAATGCCAGTGTATGTGAGATTACCAGAGGAGGGGGTTGCACCAGTTCCAACACTATTAGTTGTAATACCACCAGCTTCAGTTGCACTAGTGTTGATCTTGATAGATCCAAGAGACTTAACAATGTTGCCTTCAGAATTTCTGTTACCAACCTGAGTTAGTCTAGATCCCTGACTGAAGTCTCTGGTAGCAACCGTGCTACCAAGACCAACACGAATTCTGTCGTCAAGGAATACCAAAGGATTTCTAGCTAACTTACCAGCCTTCTTATCAGCCCCGATTTCGGGATTATAAAGTTTCAGAGTGCCTGGAGTGTTAACGAACTGCGCTTTATAGAGTGTAAACTTAAGATCTTCAAACTGTGCAGGTGTCCAAGTAGAACCATTCTGAGACTTGAACAGAGAACCCATATAGGGTTGTTGTGAGATAATTACTCTCTCACTTTCAGGAAGATCCTTGGTTGTAATATCCTCTTCTTCCATAACGGAGATGAAGACATTATAATCATTTGATGCAGAAAGGAGGACGATACAATACTCACCTGGTTCCAGATAAACTGGTGATGGGAATTTAAATTTAGTTGCGACAGAACCGTTTTGTGATAATTTAACCTGACTTGGTTCGTAAACAACTTCACCAAATGGAACAATTGTCTGAGTTGGCAGACCAGTTTGCATTGTTCTGATCTGACAAGTAACAGGAATAGCAGCATCCTTCGTGGAGAAGAATACATCACAAGAAGTTACAAATACACCATTGTCATCAATGATCTCAAAAGATTCGGCCAGAGGATCGTACCACTGGTTTTGGAACTTGGTCTTTTTATCAAAGGATTCAGTTTGGAAAGTTTTGACAGTCTGTCCTGTCTTAACCGTGGAATCAGTGAAGTTCTGTTTTGTAACTGTACCATTACGAGTTGACAGAATCGTTTCTTGATATTTGTTAAGAGTACCCTCTGCGTAGAAGTTCTCTTCCGCAGTAGAAGGATTATCAACAGGATCCTTAGAATTAACAGCAGAACTACTAAGTCTGAATGTACCTGTTCCAGTTTCAAACTGAGGTGCAGTCAGAGAATCATCAGTGTCGGGAACAAAGAAAGATCCAAGAAGACTACCCTTTTCATCAGTAATAAGACGACGATCCTTAACAACTGCACGAGCGCCACTGGTTTGGCCAACCAGTTTCATCTTCTTAGCAATATATCCATTAAATTCACCTAAGACTTCAAGTTGAAGAGATCCAGTATCTACATTAATTACAGAACTAGTCGCAGAATATGTAGAACTCAGTCCAACTGATCTAGAGTATGGATTTACATCATAAACAATTTCTGGTTTGTCATAAGGACCATATTTGTGGTTTGCAGCTGCAACACGGAAAGTAATTTCTGCATTTGTAAAATCGGCCGATTGTTCCTTCTTAGGCATCGTGCCTTTTA